CTAGCCGCAATTCAGCGACGGTCACAAGCCCGCCGAGTCTAAGCGACTCGGGTAATAGTGAGTGGTCCAATCATCAGCACATCAAAAATATGAAAAACGAAAATTACTGGACGCACCTTAATAACAAAACAGAATGCGGAATATGCACATCTGTATTTGACGGGGAAACCGAGATCGCCAGATTTCGCCAATGGACATGGTCTGATGACCAGTCCGATTTAGTAAACAATGCAATTAAAGGTCACCAAGAAAAGACGCAATTTGACGAAGGTTGCCTGCACGGCCTGCATGTATAATCCACCCAGCTCGCACCCTTACAGGTGCGGGCTTTTTGGGTGTAAGCACCTATGCTTCACATTACAAATCAACCAATCAAAATTATGGAATACACACTAGAATACCTACGTGCAAATACAGTTAACACAATCTACGCCTTTGATGTCATGAACCCGATCAAGTCGATTTTCGTCGGATGGCAGGAAGGATCAGAGCGAACCTTCATAGAGGTTCAGTCCTGCGAATACATGAAACTCAGCACTCAAGATGCCATAGAAATGGCGGAAGAGCGGATGCTTGAATTAAACAGGGAGCAAGACGGAGAGTCAGACGTCACAGTAGTTAAGTCACTTGCCAAGTAATACCACAGCTCGCACCCTTACAGGTGCGGGCTTTTTGGGTAGACGGATGTCCCGTCGAACTAACACGAACCAATCAAATATTATGAAGAATACATATACACTAAACGGAAATATCATCGTTGAACTTGGAGGTATGCAAATCACCAGAGATCAGCTCGACGCAGTCAAGGCTGTCCGCAAAAAGGACACCGACCAAGACGCAGTCGATTACTTGATTCAAGTCGCTGAAGCCGCCTTCACAAAGGATATTGAGCAGGCGGAGTTTCTCGCCGTCGATCTCAACGACGATAACTGGGGCCGAGAATATGTCTCGCCCGACGAGCACCTCAGCGCCGCTTACTGCGACGCAATCAGAAAGTAATCCATCAGCTCGTAGCCTAACCGCTACGGGCTTTTTGGGTGTAAGCATACCGCTTCAACTTAACCAATCAAAATTATGACTATTGAATATATCATCTTCGGAATCATCGACAACCTTGTAATGATCATCGGTGCCATGACTGGCATCGAGGTCGAAAACTACCTGCCAAAGGCTTTCCAAAAAGGTCTCGGCGTAGTGGTCGGAGCAGGCCTCGGCAATGCCACAAGCGACTGGCTCGGGGGAGCCGTCGCAGGCAACCTCGGGATGGCCAACGGCACGGCCCTCGGGTGCATCATTGGACTAGGATTTATCCCCGCCATAATCCTCATCAAGAACCTCCGCAAGGCCAAGCAAGAATCCAAGTAATACACACAGCTCGTAGCTCCCAAGCTACGGGCTTTTTGGGTGTAAGCATTCCGCTTACGTTTAACACATAACCAATCAAAATTATGACTGATAAAAACGAAAGTTTAATCCGCTACGTAGTAATCACAAACCACGGTCATTGGGGCAGATCCCCAGAGCTGTTGGGTGCATTGAAAAATGCCAAGGTCAACTCGTTCTATAGCTTGAACGCCACGAAGGACAGTAAGACTCCTTTGGCACACGTCTATCGTCTAGAACTTGACCCTGTAGAGAGCCGATGGAGCGACGAAACCAAGGCGGAGCTGAAACGATGCCGAGTTAACCTTACAGGTTATGAGAACGGCGATCTAATCGAACCTTGGGTCGATGACTGGGGTTCCCTGCAATCATGGGGTGCCAAGGGGGAAGCCGAGAAGGTGATCGAACTCAAGATCAGAAAGTAATACCACAGCCGTGGCTCTTCGGGGTCACGGCTTTCTGGGTAGACGCACCTTGCGTCTAATTAACAATCAACCAATCAAAATTATGACCGATGAAGAATATCAAACCGCTTTCCAAGCAGGTTTTAAAAAGGGATATGAAGCTCGTCAAGACGAGCAATGGCACAATGCACTTAGCAAGGCTAACGAAGACCCAACAGGGCAGGACTTAGACGACTTCCTAGATGGAGGTCTAGATGAAAAGCCTTGGGATTACTGCGAGTGTCCAATTCAAAAAGCCGAACGTATGTTCGGGGCTTAACAATCAGCTCCAGCCCTTCAAGGCTGGGGCTTTTTGGGTGTAAGCATTCCGCTTCAAATTAACACACAACCAATCAGAATTATGTATACTATAGACCAAGTAAATGCTATGTGCCAAGACAGGCAGAAAGAGATCATTCTCGAAGAACCAATTATACGGGCAATCGAGGATAGCGGCTATATTAAAACCTATTGCTCCGAATCCGAAAGGGGTCGCATAGAAGCCTACAAGGATGGGTTCCTTGTCCTTCACATAAGAACAGGTTACAAGCACCCTCACAAGACTTGGGGTGACGCTTATAGCCACTTCAAAAACCTTAGTTGGTAACCCACAGCTCGCACCCTTCGGGGTGCGGGCTTTCTGGGTAGACGGACACGCCGTCTGACTAACACATAACCAATGCAAACTATGATACAAGCAATTATCTCCTACGAGTCTGGCGAAATGAGCCAAGACGAAACCATACAATTCTTTGCCGAGCTAGTGATGACAGGTTTCATCAACGCAATGCAAGGGCACTACCAACGCACCGCTCAAAACTTAATTGAGCAGGGCATAATCTCCGAAGACGGGGAAGTAAACTAACACACAACCAATACAAACTATGACTGATTATAATAAAGTTCTCCGCTCTTTCATTCACTTCCAAGAGGCCGCAGGCTTCAAGCTAGTATCGGCTAGTGACGGTGAAGACCGCATCAAAGATCCATCTACGGCGAAGGCCGTAGAGTGGGCGACCGCCGCCGAAGAAGGCACACTATCCTTCGTCAAAGACGGGGATCGCATCACCGCCTACACCCTTATCGGTAACGAGGCATCGGCCACCATCTATGACATAGGTCACGCCCAACTCGCCTCGCCTCGTGTCGTGCAGAATTTCGACGATGCGTGGACCGCATGGATGAATAAGTGGGACGCACTGGAAGCGTAACCCAACCTCAGCCTGCACCTTAATCGGTGCGGGCTTTCTGGGTGAACGGGGGTGCCACGGTTTCGACTTGGATGCAGTCCAAGGACGGAGGTTCGACTCCTCCCACCTCCACCAATAACTAATACAACTAATACAAACTATGACTATAGAAAAATTATCCACCGTCGAGCTATGGCTCGCCTTAGACAAACTCAACAGCGTTGCTTACGCATCGCTTTCCTACGAAGAGAAGGCACTACTAATAGATGTAGCCAACGAACTAGAACACAGACGAAAAGTATAATGAAAATAATAGAAGGGGATTTCCCATACGAAGAGATCGGCAAAGAATCGGGCGACTACTTTTGCTCATGGCAAGAGGCTAAGGACGCAGGGTTTAATGACGATCAGATATGGTCTATAACTGAGTGCGAAGACACATACAGTTACGGGCCGCCGCATCACTACGTTAACCACATCGGACACATTGCCACTCAAGAGCGGCACGACTTCGATACCTACTACGAAGAAACACTATGAAGACATTTAGAATCATTCTAATTACAGCACTGGCCGTGCTGTCGAACCTCTCGGCCAACGACTCTGATATCGTAGCGGCGACGCTGATACTAGAAGCGGGCGGAGAGTACGCTGAAGGGGCGATGCAGGCAGTGCATGAGGTTATACTCAACCGAGCTGTCAAACGCAGGCTCACGGCCAAGCAGGTGTGCTTACAGCGCAAGCAGTTCAGCTGTTGGAACAGCGGCAAGATTGCCGCCCTGCTAGCCAAGTCAAAGCGGCACCCTCGGTGGCACGAAGCAGTCGCCATCGTTCACTCGGCCCCGACCAATTACACGGGCGGTGCCGATCACTACCATGCTGACTACTGCGACCCATACTGGGCTAGCTCCATGCAAAAGACTTGCAAGATCGGTCGGCATATCTTCTATAAATAACCAACTAACACAAACTAACTATGACAGACCTAGAAAAAAGAATAGAAGAAATATATTTCAGAGCCGATGGCATACAAGAATTAATATGCGAAGGCGGAGCCGAAGGGCAATACACCCCCAAGGAACTATCTGAAATGCAAACCGAGGTGTATGCCCTTGAGGCCTATGCAAGAGACCTAGAAATACACTACGTAAATAAACATGACAACTAAATCAAACCTACAAATCGGACAGGCCTACATCGTAGACGACAAACCTATGGTGCTGACCGACATAACATACGGGAGGCACAGCTTCACCGACGGGTGCTACGGCTTTGGCCGCACCCTCGGTCGCCGTCCTTCGGACTCCAAGATACTCGACTGTCTTCAGATTGCTGAAGGCATTGACCCTCAAGATATACTCGACAACCTTCAGAGCACCATTCAATATATGGTGGACTGCAACCAATAACATGTATCCATTTATGAAAAAAAATACAGAAACACAATCGGACTTCAACCGCTACTGGTTGGAGCCTCTCGACAATGCACTGCAGGAACTCAGCAAGTGCGACGCACGCCAAGCTCCCATCAACGAGCAGGGCTACACTCACTTGGCCTTGGCCGAGCTGTCTCAACTCCGTGTTGGCATTCAATACCTCAAGGACATCCTCGATGATCCTTTCGATGAGCCGAGTGATCGGATCGAAACACGCAGGGCTTTGGACACCTTCAAGCAGGCCTTGGGAGGCTACGACATAGAGGAAGAGCTTGGAAAGCTCTCACTATGAGCGAGGTCAAGAGCACCAACCCAAAGGACAGGGTAGGTATACGCAAGGCTCCTATGTCTGGCTTGCCTGCTCCAGTCCTAATGGAGTGCGGCCTAGTAAAGTTGCACGGAGACTTGAAGTACGGAGCATACAACTGGCGACAAGAAGGAGTCAGAGCATCGGTATACTACGACGCTGTATGGCGGCACCTCACGGCTTGGTACGAGGGCGAAGACCTCGACCCAGACTCTGGCGAGCATCACATAGCTCACGCAATGACAGGCCTAGCGGTTCTTCGTGACTCTCAAATGTTTGGGAACTGCGTAGACGACAGGCCTAGATCTCACGAGCGAGGATGGTTGAAGGGCATGAACAATCGTGCCGCCGACATGGTCGATAAAGCTAACGATGCAAAAGGCCATTGACATCCTTAACATATTCCTTAAGGATTATTCTTACTAAGGAGATGCCCCTGTAGGGGGCACTTCCTTAAGGAGTTATTCCTTAATTATAACTAACACAAAACGCACGTCAAGCACAATTATGAAATACGAAAAAGGCACTACACTAACGGGCAGTCATGGGAGGTTTACTCTCACGGACTGCGAGGTCATCGGCATCAGAGAATCCGACGGAGAGGAGACGTGGTTATACACGTGGTCTACCGACGAGGATCGTCGAGTTTTAACCACAGGAAGGGAGCTGTCTGGAGCAATCGCAGACGGAGCCGTCCTTGAGCACCCATAGATCAAGCATTATGTACGAACTACAGATCAGCACCTACCCCGATGGGGTAGCAAGAAAACTAGGACAGGACGTTGTTGTTCAACGACTGAACCTATTGAATAAGTTCGATGATTGCACCATCGAAGAACTACAAGACGGAGATCAATACTTCGTCCCAACTCATGAGCTACCACAGCGTAGCGCAGAGGACATCTTGAACTACATCGAAGAGAATCAAATCGACATCGTTCACGTGCCGATCGAAGTATCATGTGATCTCTTACCCGACGACCCAAAGTTTGAGATCGAACTTTACTCGCACGGGACTGAACTCGTCGAGACTCTCTGCACTGACTCGGTCCGTGATGCCATCAACTATTTGATGGATATGTCCGAGGAAGAAATATGATTGACAGGGCATAGAGTGAGCCTCTTAATACTAGGATGGCTCACTTCTATGACTGCAATGACACACTCGATGCCTTCCTTCGTGAAGACATAAGTACCGTAGCACAGGCCCGCAAAGTCCGTGCTATTTATCCAAGCGTTACAACCGTACTAAGCATCTGCAAGGACGAGTTCCTAGATGGAATCTACAAGCCCCGCATGATCACCGATCTGGCACGGGAGAACCCAACGCTACCTTGGCAGGCCGTAGAGAAGATGACCTACGGTACACGACAGCACCCGAGCGACGGGAAGATCATACCTTCGTCAGACTTCGGGACTGCAGTGCACAAGAGAATTGAAGAGCTGGTGCAGGCCAAGTTGCACGGGCACGAGGTGCCCGAATGCCCTTACACTGAATGGGCTACACCTTTCCTTGACTGGATCGAAGACGAGCAGGTCAAGCCGATAGCTACTGAGTGCATCATAGCAGACAGACTGCTTAAGATTGCAGGTAGCGTGGACTTCGTAGGCTACGACCACGAAGGTAATCTTTTTCTAGCGGACTACAAGTGCCGCACCAATACACGAGGCAAGGCAAAGGTATACGACAAGGACTGCGAGCAGTTAGCCATCGAGGCCTTTATGATTCAGCGTCAATACGACCTGGCCTACACGCCCGAGTGCAGATCAGTAGTCATTGACTGCGACACCAAGAAGCACTGGCACCACGTATGGAACACCGACGACGTGAAGAAGGGTATCGCCAACGCAAAGCTGATGGCGAAACTCTACTGGAACAAACGCATGAAAAAGTAGAGGGATATCATGGACGCATTCACTATATTTATTTTCTTCTTGGCCGCCACTTTCTTTATCGTATCTTTTCAATAAACCTATGAAAGACTTAGAACCAATCGATTGGACAGAAATGGGCTACTACATAAGCGACGACGCTATACAGCTCAGCGGTTGCGACTCAGCCGTACTGGGTATCACCGACGAGGGAATCCTATGCTACAGCTACGAGCTACTCATAGATGTATTCGTTACACGTGACGGGATGCAACCCGACGAAGCCCTTGAGTGGGTGGAGTTCAATGTCTTGAGACTGCAAGGTCACGGTGGTAAATTCCACGTGGTATACACCGACATCTAACCCGTGCTGTTTGAGATAAAGTACAAGCACGCAATGATGCCCGAGGACTACGTCGGAAGATGCATGAAGCACGCTCATACAAAAGAGCAGGCATTAAAATATTTCGCCCCGAAAAAACCCGACAGGAACGGATGGACTCGGACCAAGCACAGGGCCTCGGTCCAAATCATAAGCGTCAATGAAATACCTAGCACAGAGTAAACTTAAAGAGTGGAGGCAGGCCAACCTGCCCAAGGAGTGCCCGATATTTAAGTGCAAAGTAGACGACGCTGTCGTCGATCACTGCCACAGCACGGGGCTAGTCCGAGGTGTACTTCACAGGCAGAGTAACGCATGGGCAGGCAAGATTGAAAACTCTTGGAAACGATTCGGCCAAAACAATTCTGACCTTACTCTGCCCGAGGCACTGCGTGCCTTGGCTACATACCTAGAAGAAGCTCGCACCGATGTACTGCACCCCGTGGGACTGCGGCAGAAGTGCAACCGATTCGGCAGGCTAACTAAAGACGAACAGATAAAGACTCTCATAAAATTTAAATGCGATGCAGATGAAATTAATTCTTGCAATAATTCTAAGGCTCGCACAAAATGCTTTCGCACTGCCCTTCTTAAGCAGTGCACTTAACGCAAACCATAAAACATATGACCAAAGATAATACACCCAAGATAATGCAGTCCATCCAGACCGAGCTAAAGGCTCCGAAGGGTAGGACTAATAAGTTCGGAGGATACTCTTACAGATCCGCCGAAGATATACTAGAGGCACTCAAGCCTTTATTGAGCAAGTACGATTGCTTCCTTACCATCAGCGACGAGATCGTTGAGGTTGGCAGTAGAGTATATGTCAAGTCAACAGCTACGCTAGAGGAATCTCACCGAGGTGTTGTTGCAGAGACGAGTGCTTTCGCAAGAGAAGCTGAAGTTAAGAAGGGCATGGACGAAGCCCAGATTACTGGCTCGGCCTCCTCCTATGCACGCAAGTATGCGCTCAACGGACTTCTTTGCATCGACGACACCAAGGATGCCGATGCAACAAACACTCACGGGAAGGGTGAACCTTCCTATCAAAAGAAAACACAAACCCTGGATGGGTTAATATAATGCAACAGCAATACGACAACAATAACAGCGGCGCTCTCTTTACGAATGACCGCAAGAAGTCGGACACTCACCCTGACCTTACAGGTTCGGCGGAGGTAGATGGCAAGGACTACTGGTTCAAGGCGTGGAAGAAAACAAGCAAGAAGGGTCAGCCGTTCTTGTCTGTTTCATTCGACCCGAAGGAAGCCGACGTGGTTTCCAACGGAGTAGCCCCACAGAACGACGACCCCGTACCGTTCTAAGTCAACCTTGACTACACCCCAAGCGTGCCGACTGGAGTCCTAATCTTCAGTCGGCATTTTTATATAACGTATAACATAACACCATGAAAAACTATGACAAACTTACTAGAAGCAAACACAGATCTTCCGCACAACTTATCTGCGGAGCACGCAGTTATCTCCTGCTGTTTATTGCAGGGTAACTCTGATGCCTACGATAGCATCAGCCGTATACTGAAGTCCGAGGACTTTTATTCTTTTCAGCATCAACTAGCCTACCAGGGCATAGCCGACTTGGCCAACGACGGCCAGCCCGTAGATGAGATTCATCTGGTCGAGAAGCTGAAGGTAAACAACAGCATCGACGAAGTCGGTGGAGTAGCGGGCATCTTTGGGTTGACCGAAGGGGCCGAGACTACTACATCCATCAAGCACTACGCAGGTATAGTCAAAGAGAAGAGCAACCTTAGAAAGTTGCACCGCTCTTACAGACTGGCCGCCGAGCAGGCCGCATCCGAGCAGTTGCCCGCCTCTGACATACAGGGTGCAGTAGAGTCCGACCTCGGCGACGACATAAGCTCGGGCGCAGGCATAGAGAAAATCTCTACGTCCGTTGAAGTACTCAAGCAAGAGTTTCAGCAGATGAAAGATGGCACCTTCGTAAAGGACGTGGTCCGTACGCACATCCCGCACCTAGATGAAAAGCTAGGCATGGGTGGCATAGGCGCAGGCGAAGTCTGCATCGTGGCCGCACCTACATCCTGCGGTAAGTCCGCAGTTGCTATTAACATTGCACTGCGTGCATCTAAGACGGATGCCGTGCCGACCTGCATCTTTTCTTTTGAGATGCCGCAGAAGCAAATCGCAAGACGCATGGTTCAAACTCTCAGCGGAGTTAACCTTCGGCAGATTGAAGAGAACGTAGCCTCTACGGCCAAGGTCAAGGCCGTGAACTCGGCAAACGAAACGCTGTCCACTCTGCCCATCTATACCGTGCACTCAGTGCAGGGAGCAGATGATCTCAAGAGTCAGATAAGAATCCTGGTACGCAAGCACGGGGTAAAGCTGGTAGTCATTGACTACCTGCAGTTAATCCCGTTCGGCAATAAGCTAGGCAAGACCGAAGGCATCTCAGCGATCTCTCACAAGATCAAACAGATCGCCGTTGAGCTAGGCATAGGCATACTACTGCTGGCGCAGGTTAACCGAGAGGGAGCCAAGCGTGAAAGCGGACTGTCCTTGTACGACCTCAAGGATTCTGGTGACATCGAGAACGACGCTGACGCTGTCGTACTTATGTGGCCGAAGGGAGGGGACGTTGAGTCAGCCAAGAAGGTTGACGCAGTCGGACCATACACTGAGTTGCAATACTCAGTTGCTAAAAATCGAGAAGGCGAACGTGACGTTCGTGGAATCTTCAAACTATATCACTGCGTAGGAATAATAAAATAATGAAAACAAAAAATCAACTAATTGAAATCGCCGCCAACGAGTTTGGCAGTACACCTAATGTCATCCGAGGTAAGTCTAGGACACGACGTGCATCCTATGCAAGGGACGCACTGTCTTACATAATGCACCTGCACGGATACACACACGAAGAAATATCTAGGCTAGTCAACAGGCACCGAGCAAGCGTAACCAAAGGCATTGAGCGAGTTAACACTCGCATGAGGTCCGAGGATAGTGACAGCTCCGTATACCTGCAGGCACTGCACAAGGCCTGCTTTCATGCAGGCATTCATATGCCATCTTACAAACTACAAAACCATGAAGCATAAACGATTCGACATGGATATGTTTGACCTGACGGATAGCCCCGCCAGGGAGGCAACCAAGCAGTACATAGCCCGCAAGGGCTACACTGCTATGGACAACCCCGATAAGTACTGCGCTGACCTAATCGTCGAGGGCCTGTGCTTCATCGAGTGCGAGTGCAAGCTCGCTTGGAAAGGGCCGAAGTTCCCTTGGCCCAGCGTGCACCTGCCTCATCGCAAGAAGAAGTTTGCAAACCTTTCTATGCCCATTCAGTTCTACATATGGAACAAGGAGTACAGTCACGCTATGCGTATCTGCGGCTGGCAACTTACAGATGACAAACTCATCGAGGTGCCCAACAAGATGATCGCAAATGGTGAATACTTCTACGATATACCTACAAATGAAACCCATATCATCAGTAAAGACTGATATAACTTGCAATTAACGCAGGCAATTACATATTAAAACTACCTTAGCAATAAGGTGTGTTATGTTTATTGTTACGTTATGTGTTACGTAGAGGGTTGCTCGTCATAGTGTAGCCCTCGACATTTGGCCTCTCCCTATCTGTCAGGGGGGAGGCCAAACTTGTTTATGGATTAATTGCTGGACTCAAGAAACTCTTTGAGCTTCCGCTTCTCGTCCTGCAAAGATTTACGTTGCTGTTCCATCCTCTCTATCCTGTAGGACAGGGTTCTAGATTCATGACGAATCATTTCTATTTGAGTCTGGATTCTTTCTATGTTTTCTTTAGGTATTGACATCCATACATAAAGCACAAAGAGCAGTGCAATGTCAAATCCTTTAAGATCTACCTATAGGTGTCTGGGAAGTAACCGTCTTTAGCTCTTTCTTTTCTCAATCTTTCTTGAGAGGTCTTACCTCCTCCAACTCGATTGTACCAAACATCGGACAGCGGAGAGTTGCGCCAGGACTTTAACTCAAATAATTCTTTATCGCCCGTGACCCAGGACCTAAAGTCTTGTTCGGCCTGAAGCAGAATGTTAATTGTAGGAGGAGTGAATCGTTGAATTGCACTATCGACAAATCCCTTTTCAAGGGCACGTGTAGTTGTGTATCTACTAAAGCCAAACATTCCTAGAATATTATTCATTACGTGCTCGGGAATATAAGTATCCTTGCCTGCTATCCAGTCGTCCAGCAAATCGCTGGGCAATCCAAAAATAGTTAGAAGCGTAGCCATGTACGCCAGCCTGCGAAGCGCAACGGTACGTTGCTTCAATGTCTTGCCTGGTCCAGCAAGGTCATTCATAAACTCCTGCCTGTTGTAGTTCAAGTCCAGTAGCATATAGCTACTTAGCTTGTAAAATATTCTAGCCTTAGGATTGTTCTGGTAACCTTCGGGCACCTGCAGGTAAGTCAATGGCTGGCGCTCAAGTAGTTCAGACAGAAGCGCTTCCTTAACCAAGATGCTTTCTTGTGCCCTGTCCAGCTTTAGATCGTCAATAGTTTGTTGTGCATCCACTGCTCCCATCTTAATTGTAAGATAGTCAAGTAACTGCTGATACTTCTTAGATCCTACAGGTGACTTAGCTTTCTTCAAGAAGTCGTCGTACGTCGCCTCTATACTGGCGTGCTTCATAGCTATATCCATCTGGCGGAAAGGAACTAGGCGGCTAAGGCCGAAGTCCAGCGCCTTCTGCAGGAAGCTGGGATCTTGAAACTCAGCATCAAGCGTAGTCTTTGCTATGCTAAAGTCTTTTTCTATGTCGAACCTACGGTTACCAGTGACTGTCCGATAGGTGCCCGACAAGGCCCCTCCAAATCCACGTTTCAGTGCAACCTTGTACAAGTCCATGATCTGCACGAGCACAGGGCCAGGGTTAATTAGAGTAAGCATATACGTAATCGTACCAAGGCTCTTAAGTATTTCATTCTCTGCTTGGAACTGCGCCGTAATCAACTCGGTTAAAGTTTTTAGTTCATCGGCGTCGGCTAAATCAATCTGCCCTGAGCTGAACAGTTCTTCGGTTAGCTGGCCCAGCTTGCCTTGAAGTCTATCGTCGCCCTTACGTGTATCGCCAACAACCTTGAAGCTTTCAATAGCACGATTCATGTTGGCGGTGTACTTTCCAAAAGCAACGCCTGGGTTGTCATAGAACTTTAACTTGCTTCTTGGTATCAATGTCCTTTCACGGGCCTTAACATTACCTGGAAGCTTAACGCCGTTAATATCTACACGGAACTTATTCTGCAGGAAGTCCTGAAAGAACCTTGCAAGCTCAGTCTTTTCCATCGGAGGAAGCGGAGCTGGTAATCCATCTTTGTCCGTGAGTGCTTTACGACGTTCGTTCTCTTCCCTGACCAGCATTTCAAACGTGCGCTTAGTCTTCTGTCCATAGGAGTTAATTAGGCCCTTAAGATCTTTGACTACCCGAGGAAAATATTCCTCAAGGTAACCCATTGCAGGCATACCAAGTTCGGTATACTCTGCGTATATCTCCTCCATGATGGGCTGAATGTCCAAGCGATACATATTGAGCAAACCATACTTATGAAGTAGCGCATCTCTGCGCTGTAATATCGCTTTATTTTTTGGCAGGTTGGCCTCATCTGGAGTAGGGCTAAAGTACAATAACTGTTTCAATTCAAGGAACGCCTCTCCCTTAACTGAATTAAGTTTATTAAAAAATGCTTCGGTTTGTTTTCGATTTCTAAAGGAACGCTCTCTTATAGCAGTGTCTAGGTTTTGAATTATTCTACCGAACCTAAAGTTGATGCGATTCAACCGAGTAATGATTGGAGTTAAATACTTAGAAGCCATGCTGCGAGCTGCAGTATCTCCCCACCACTTGCGCTCTTCTCTGATTCGCTCAGACGCTTGGGCGTCTGCCGTTTCTCCAGGCTGTGCGTTTTCTTCGGCTGCATTCTTATCGACTGCGTCGTAAGCGTTAGCTACCACCTGTTGATTCTTGGGGCGAATCGAAGGGTCGATAGCATCGAGAAGCTCTACTGTATCTACAATTACCTGCGCCGCCTCTGGATCAGTCTTAACCATAGGTCCCAGGACCTTGGCCATGTAGGCCTGAACAGAGCGAAGGAGATCTACGATAGCCTGGAAGGCTGGGCCTCCCTTCTCGACTGCAACGTACTGCTCAGTGAAGTCCCCATACCTAAACTTCTGCACGACTGCACGGCTGTACTCTGAACCGAAGCCGACGGTGTCGCCTTCCTGCAGGGATTGGTATACGTTCTGAATTTCTGTGCGCTCCTGCGGGGTAAGGTTGTTACCAAGTGCTGTAAAGAAATCTACCCATAGCGCATCTTCGCTACGTCCAGTCCTGGCTTTCTTTTCTTTCTGTATAAGGACGTTGTGCATAGCAGCGTGAATGATCTCTTCACGCATTGCGGCCTGCACGCCAGCCTTAGTTCGGTTAAGCAAAGCCCTTGGGTTGTACTCAATAATTTTCTGCGAGACGTTGTACTGCGCCACAAACTGCCCTATCATGTTAGGGTATATATTGATACCCATCTTATCAGCTATCGAACTGAAGGACTTCGATATGAAGTCTTCAAGCTGATTGATATTATCAAACGTATCTTGAGGACCACGATCCTCTGCGGCAGTCTCTGCCGCTTGAGCTGTTACGTCTTCTTGGTAGTTGGATTCGGAAAACTCTTTAGGCAGCAAACCAATTTTCTGTTCGGCAAAGCGCATACTGCTGTATGCTTTCTGAGCTAAACGCTTGGCTTTCTTTAGGTCACCATCGGCACGGGCTTGCCTTGCTTGATTGCGTATCTCAAATGCTTTGTCGTTTACTCCAGAAAAGTTTACCCAAGAGTTTTGACCACGAGTCTCGGTGGTCAATGCCCTACGGGCTAACGGAGAAAACATAAGTGAGTGCACGTTCCATGCGTTCTCTTCTCCTAGTGGGCCAAACCCGTTGCCCAGTTTGCCGTGACCAAAAAAGTCGTGAACAAATCTAAAGATGTCGTTAACCAGTAAGGGCTTGCCGTTCTTATCTGTTAGCCCAGACTCGGCGAGCATCGGATTCTCACGTCTTTCCTTTGCCGTGATTCCTTCTGTGCCGAATCCGTCTTCGGTTGAGAACACACGCATAACCTTTCGGTTGCGTACATCTTCAATCATGTCTTGAGAGTTGTCGTACTCAGCGTCGCTCAACTCCATGGCGTATCCGTCTTCCAGGATAGCATCATATTGAGCTAAGGTTTCTTTGACTAGTGCTTGGTATGCACGAACAACCTCTGGGTTCTTAGGGTCGTGCTTCATCTTGTCATAGGCCTTGCCTATAACCGCAGCACGCTCCTCGTCTAGCTCAACAATGCGTCTAGGTTCTTGTCCACGTATTCCTTGAGTCCCTTGGTATCGTTCCGATACCGACGTAGCATCCTGGAGGGGCTGACTGAAGAGGCGGTTTCCTGCTGGGGCTGAGGTTGCGCCTGTGCCTGGCTGTTCTTGGGTGTTTTCTTTTTCATATTTTAAAAATGGTTGGTAAAATTGAGAAGTTTTAAGACGTGGAGGGACGGTGCCTAGACCGTCGCT